GGACTGTTGTATTTACTTTTGCAATGGGACATACTATTTACTTTGGCATTGGAAGTGTTGGAGCGCATTTACTTATTATTAGTGCGTTTTTTATTACTGCACTCACCTTTCAAGATGCAGAAAAGAATGGCCACTTATGGGTAAAGCGTACTAACCTCCCTAATCCTAAAGATAGACGATGCGTGTGGGACTTAGAGAAGGAAGGATGATAGTAAATTGTGATATCCATATACCAGATAAAGTTTTACGTAAGCATATTCGGTATATGAAGAAAAAGAACTTACAATCTACAACTTTTGACTACAAAAACCAGCCGGTTTATATTTATATTGAGAACAAGAATGAGCCTAGCACCTAGAGTAGAAATTAAAGTCGGACCCTATTTTGACATTCTTGAAGTAGCAATGGCTGAGAAAAATATTGACTTGGCAAAAAATATGCTTGTACGTATATCTTCTTATTTTCATCTTTTAGATGATGAACATAAGGACTATTACCATGGGTGTCAATATGCAATTGAAGAGAACATGGTTGATTGTTTCTCAAAAGAAGATGACTATGACGAACCCACTGAGTATGATGAGTGGCAGAGCTATGACTCGGAGTGTTAATGAACGTAGAAGACCTATTACAGTCTAAAGATATTTACTATATACCTCGAGGCAAGGATTATGAAGTACGTTGTCTAAATCCTGAACATCCAGATAAAAATCCAAGCATGAGAATAGATCAAGTAACTGGTATATTCAATTGTTTTTCTTGTGGGTATAAAGGTAATTTATTTACTCATTTTGGTCAAAAAGCTGATCGAATGGAGATAAAAAGACAATTACTTAAAAAGAAGATACAACAAGTTAGAGACGAGTCTATAGGTATTGATATGCCTAAAGATGCTGCTCCCTATATCGGGGGCTGGAGAGATATTCGTCCCGAAACTTACAAAAAATTCGAAGCATTTCTTAGCCCTTCAAAAGAGTTTAGCGGCAGAGTTTGTTTTCCGATTCGAGATCGCACGGGTAAGATAGTTGCAATTCAAGCACGAACTCAAACAAATCAAATGCCAAAATATTACAATGCTCCTGCTGGGGCAAAGATGCCTTTATTTCCTACAGTTGAGCCTATTCAAGGCAGTATTCTACTTGTAGAAGGTATATTTGATGTGCTAAACCTACACGATAAGGGGCTGACAAATGCAATTTGCTGCTTTGGAGTAAAAAACTTCAATGAGCAAAAGCTGGAAGTTTTAGCAATTCAAGGAGTAACTAATATAGATATTTTCTTGGATAATGATGAAGCGGGTCAAAAAGGTGCCCAGACAGTAAAAGAGCTATGTGAGAAATTTGGTCTCAACTCTCGTATCATTAGTATTGGAGACAAGTACATGGATGCGGGAGCTCTGGCTCAACAACAAGTAGACAAGCTACGGAGCAAGTTATATGCCTAAGGTTGCATTAGTAGAAACCAAACCAAGTAAAACAAATTTTAATCGAGAGTTCGATGGGGCTTTTGATTTTGATCAGTTCCAGTTATGTTCTGATCCAAGCATTAAAAAAGTGCTAAAGCGGGACTGCGATATTGATATGAACCCTGATGAGTATGACTGGGTTGTACTAGTGGGGTCAGATGCGCTAAAATATTTTACAAAAATTAATTCAGTAACAGAATATTCTGGCAAGAAGGTGGAAGGTAAATTTTTACCTGTTATTAATCCAGCCATGCTTGCATTTAAGCCAGAAGCCAAAAGAACTTGGGAAGATTCTAAGGAGAATATCAAAAAGTACATCTCGGGTGAGATAGAAGATGTAACTATTGACGATCAGATTGCTTTCGGTATTCAAGACACGGAGAAAGCCAATGAATTTATCAAAGCTGCAATTAAAGACCCTCACGGATATGTGGCCCTTGATTCTGAAACGACTGGCCTCTATCCCAGAGATGGTTATATGCTGGGTATTAGTCTTTGCTATAATGGTACTAGCGGTGCTTATATTGATACTGACTGCTTTGATGATACCACTGAACAGCTTTTACAGACGCTTTTCGATAAAAAAATTGTAGTATTTCATAATGCCAAGTTCGATATGGCATTTTTCGAGTATCATTTTAACTTCAAGTTCCCACAATTTGAAGATACTATGTTACTGCATTATTTAATTGATGAGAATCCTGGGGGACATGGCCTAAAGCAGTTATCTTTAAAATTCACTCCTTTTGGTGACTATGAAAAGCCAATGTATGAGTGGATTGATCAGTATAGAAAAGAACATGGAATTTTGAAGGGAGACTTTCAGTGGTCCTCAATCCCTTTTGATATTATGAAAACCTATGCAGCAATGGATGCTGTATGCACGTTTTTACTTTACGAAAAGTTTATAAAAATTAAACAAAACGCAAAATTAAAGTCTGTATATGAAAATATTTTAATTCCAGGTACTAGATTTTTAACCGATATTCAAGATAACGGAGTGCCTTTTGATAAAAAGAGATTATATGTAGCTCAAGATGTTATGCAAACAGATATTGATGATGCTATTTCAAAGCTCTATGAAAATGATAAGATAAGGAGGTTTGAGGAAATAAATGGAAAGCCTTTTAATCCAAATAGTACTGTGCAGCTTAGGAGTCTTTTATTTGACCACATTGGGTTACAGCCGACTGGAAAAAAGACTGGCACGGGCGCAGAGTCTACTGATGCGGAAGTGCTCAAGGAACTCTCAACTCAGAGTGATGTACCGCAACTTATCTTGGACATACGACAAAAATCTAAAATCAAAAATACTTATCTTGATAAGATCATACCACAGCTGGATAGAGACTCTCGTCTTCGTACAGGGTTTAACCTTCATAGTACTACTTCTGGCAGGCTTAGCTCTAGTGGTAAACTTAATATGCAGCAGCTTCCTAGGGATAACCCTACTGTAAAGGGCTGTATTAAAGCCGCAGAAGGCAATAAAATAGTTGCAATGGACTTAACTACTGCTGAAGTGTATGTGGCGGCAGTTCTTGCAAATGATACTGCACTGATGGATGTTTTTAAGTCTGGAGGTAATTTTCACAGTACTATTGCTCACAAAGTATTCAGACTACCTTGCGAAGTAGAGGAGGTAGCAGAGCTATACGCTGATCGAAGACAGGCTGCAAAAGCTGTAACATTTGGTATAATGTATGGTGCGGGTCCTGCTAAAATCAGTGAGCAGGTGACAAAAGATAGTGGAAAATATTTTTCACGAGCAGAGGCAACAGAAGTAATTAATGATTACTTTGAGGCTTTCCATAATTTAAAATCTTGGATTGAAGATAGGCAAAAGTTTATTGAACAAAATGGGTTTGTTTATAGCTTTTTTGGTAGAAAAAGGAGATTACCGAATGTTGAAAGTTCCGATAAAGGTATCAAATCTCATAGCATTCGGTCTGGTCTTAACTTTTTGGTACAGTCTGCTGCTTCTGATATTAACTTACTCGGCGCAATAGATATGGGGGACTTTATAAAGTCACAGAAGATGAAGTCTAGAATTTTTGCTCTTGTACATGACTCAATTCTAGCCGAGGTACCAGATGATGAAGTAGATTTTTATTGCGAAATACTTCAAAAGCTTGTACAGAAAGATAGAGGAATCTATATTCCGGGCGCTCCAATAGGGTGTGATTTTGAGATTGGGGAAGACTATTCGATGGGTAAATTTACGAAATTATATGGTAATACAATATAAGAGTATTAATAAAATTAGATTTCCAGTTTATGAACTGCCAAGTGGAAACTGGGAACGAAGAGACGGCCTACTCTTCTTAGACAATCAAATAGTTGACGATAAAAATCAACACGGAGATAGTTTAGGGATGAGAAGGCTTAAAACCCCTCATAAAAATCTGTTTCCTTTAAAAAAGCAAATAGATACCTTTAGAGGTATAATTAAAAGTAACCATAAGTATTTTATAGATAGCTATGGATCTGTTTTTATATATGAGAAAACAGAGTTCTGCAAGTTAAAATACTATAGAATAAAAGATGTTGTCCCAAAAGAAACCTGCTCTCTTTTAAAGTTGCATGGAGTAAAAAACCATTTTACCATACCACGCCCGCCACCTATTGATGTGCTGTATGCGGGTGTAATACACTATAAAAATCTTCCATGGATTTTATACGATTATGCAGAAACAGACCAAAAAAGCACACGTAGGAAAGTATGAAAGCAGTTCTTAGTAATCGTATATTTATGGAAGCTAATCTGGAGTTACGAGAAAAGCTTTCAAAAGAGCTTACATATAAAATTGCTCCGCAAAATCCTAATGATCCTCCACAGATCATTAAGAATCTGCAGCGGGTGCGCGACAATCTGGTATCTATACCAAGCGGTCGAGAGGATTTAATACCGAATGAATATGAAATGGTTGACAAGAGGATTATGGTTCCTGTTAATTTTCCTGAGTTTAAGTTTGTACTCAGAGAATCTCAACAAGCCGTCTATGATGATATCTCAAGTAGTAGTATCATCAATGCGTGGGTAAGCTGGGGAAAGACTTTTACAGGACTAGCAATTGCTGGAAAGCTTGGACAAAAAACATTAGTTATTACACATACAGTACCCCTGAGAAATCAGTGGGCAAAAGAGGTAGAAAAAGTATATGGAATTACTCCCGGGATTATTGGTTCTGGTACTTGGAATGCCGATCCTTGTATTGTGGTTGGTAATACCCAAACACTCTACAGAAACATCGACCGAATTCGAAAAATGTTTGGAACAATTATCTTGGACGAAATGCATCACGTATCTTCGCCAACGTTTGCGAAAATTATCGACACAAGTCACGCAAGATACAAAATTGGATTAAGTGGCACAATTGAGCGAAAGGACGGAAAACACGTAGTTTTTCGAGACTACTTTGGAAATAAACTTTACCAGCCGCCAAAAGAAAACTTTATGACGCCGAGTATTGATATTTATCGTTCCGAAATACGCTTTATGGATGGTGCAAACATTCCGTGGGCAAATCGTGTAAATAATCTTGCAAATAATGACGAGTATCGGCACTCTGTAGCGATGCTGGCAGCAGCATATGCTGCACGGGGCCACAAGGTACTTGTGGTGTCAGATCGAGTTCACTTTTTACGAAGCTGCGCTGAACTAGTTGGAGAAAATGCAATTTGTGTTACGGGTGAGGTTCCACATGAGCAAAGGGAAGAACTCCTAGACGAGATTAATTATGGAAAAAAGAACATTCTTTTCGGAACTCAAGCAATTTTTAGTGAAGGTATTTCAGTTAATTCCTTGTCAGTCCTTATACTCGGTACGCCCATTAATAACGAGCCACTCCTCACCCAACTTATCGGAAGAGTCATCCGAGAACAGGAAGGAAAACAAAACCCTGTAGTTATAGATATACATCTAAAAGGTAAAACTGCAACGCGTCAGGCATCTAACCGAATGGGATACTACATGAAACAAGGGTATAAAATTAATCAAATATAACATAGAAAAATAGTTCTTGACTTTTACTGGACTTTGGTGTATAATGGTATTCTTATATGATTGGAAAAAGATTTATGAAAAAAGTAGAGGTGATGCTTCTACTATTTTTTCTATCTTTAAAATGATGGTAAACAATGAAGTGCCGAGGAATAAATACGATAAAACGTATAGATTTGCTCATATACGATTTATCGGACAATCTTTTCTTGCACATCCTGATGTACTTCTCTATAACTCATATAAGCATAGTCATGTCGAGGTATCCCAGTACCTTGCCTTGGCTTCTTTACGTCCACTTTCGGACTATTTAGTAACTGGGAAAACTAGTCTAGATCGTAATTTACTCGAAATAGATATATCACTTTTTGACGACAACAGTCTACTTGATATTCAAGAAGATAAAATTATTTTTGAATATGAAGAAGTCCCACAGGAGAAAACACAATGGCATTAAATTTTAATCAAGCCGCTGGCGGCGCAAAGAAATCATCAATTACTTCTTACTCTTATCGAGATGGAGACAATGAAGTTCGTCTTGTAGGAGATGTACTTGCACGATATGTATACTGGCTAGAGGGGAAGAACGGAAAGAACATTCCTTTTGAGTGTCTTTCTTTTGATCGTAATGAAGAGCGATTTAATAACAAAGAAAAAGATTGGGTTCGTGAATACTATCCCGATCTCAAGTGTGGCTGGAGCTATGCCATGCAGTGCCTTGATGGTGGTGAAGTTAAAATCATTAATCTTAAGAAAAAGTTGTTTGAAGCAATTCTTACAGCAGCAGAAGATTTGGGCGATCCAACTGATCCAGAAACTGGCTGGGATGTTAAGTTCAAGCGAGTTAAGACTGGGCCCCTTC